CATGGATGAAATATGTCTGGGTTGCGGATGATTTCAATTTTATTGAGTTTTTAGAAAACGAAAATGTGCCTCATACATTGAGGGCATTGGGTATACCAGACGATTCCAGGTTTGAAGAAATTGCCGTAAGGTCGTGTGCTATATATCCAAGCGGAACTATTGGTAATTATAAACGATTGGATGTGAATGATGTCATTAGATTGTTACAGGCAGCGTATTAGGCAAATTGAGTTTGGGGAAAATTGTCCCTGGGAAGGTGATCCCATTTGGGAGTTGCCAATGAATATATGTCCGATTTTATGGCACACACTCTATCCATACTTTTTGACTTTGGTTTTTAATGGGGAGACCCCTGAAGAAGGGCGTAAAGTATGTTGTCCAGCTAAAAATGGAATTGATTTGGTTGTCAAGATGCACGGATATACTGAAAAATTTGGTAAGGAAGTTCCTAAAAATTGGCGTGATGTTATATATGCCGAGGTTGTAACAAATCATGGTGATTGTGATTATGAGGTTGGTCAGATATTTTTATTCCCGACATTTGATAAGAAAAGGATTTGTCCGGCTGGAGTATATAATGTTTTTCCTTTTTTGCGGGTAGATAAGCCTAAGTGTATTGATTTAGATTATTTACGGTGTCCCGATTGGAATGAAACAGTTGCTTATCAAATTGAATAGGGGGTGGGAATGAAAATAGAATGGGATAAATTCCTTGTTTGGACAGGGATATTAACTTTCTGTTTTATTTTTTGGGGTTGGGTTATATCGCTAATTTTATGAAAGACGACGAAAAAAAAGATCGGTATGACGTTTTGGAATTGCTTGCAAAATTAGCAAGTTACAAAGAAGTTCATTATGAGATTGGGGAAATGAAGGATGGGCGTATTCAGACCATCCGTAATGTAAAAATTGAAGAAATAGATTTAACACGATACCCGCTTTAACAGGTCGTTGACCCGGTTTTAGAGGTATCTCTTAACACAAGTTAAGGGGTGCCTCTTTTTTTATGCCCTGGAAAGGAAATCATGAGAGAACACATTGTTTATCAGTTATTAGATAAGGATAATTGGGAGGTTGTTGATGTAATTGATTCATTTTTATATGTTTTTGACAAAATGCCGGATCAAATGAGGTTATGTGTGGATTTAAGAATGACTGGGAACACTATTCCAGAAATAGCAAAAATGTTAAATGTTCATGTTGAAACTGTCAGAAAACAGCTAAACAGAGCAAAAGAAAGGGTATTGGATGCAATTTATTGAAAATTTTTGTCTTGAAAACACCCAAATAAGACACATAGGTATGTAGAACAAGAGTTTCGGTGTACGTTCTCGATATAGGTCGGGCCTTAGAATGGAAAATCGTATGCTTTACCAACAATCAAAGTTCACAGTTCCCGGCACTAGGCCGGAAGATCACAAAATATGTTTCTTTAATGATTGCGCAAATGAGGGGGAGTGTGAAAATTGCAGACTAATACAAGGGCGGTTCAGCCTGTATGTAAAGAGTGTCGCGGTGAACTCGAAGTCGTTGAATTTGAGGGGCAAGATATCGGGTTGTGCCATAAATGTAAGAAATCTTATAAGTTGCAAAGATGCGAGGTTTACTCAAGGGTTGTCGGATATTTGAGGCCCATAAGTCAATGGAATAAGGGCAAAAAAGAGGAATTTAGAACCAGGGTTAATTATGCGGTTTAAATGTAATCGAAATTGCGGATATTGTGGGAAAACACTTTATTGCACCGAAGAAGAATTTTTGATTCATGTAAATTATTGCGAGAAAGAATGTTGTGATAAGAATTATGGGGAGTTAGATGGCGACGCGGCCTAAAGTAACATTTGTTTTTATTAATTATTATGAACAGTTTTTCAATGATGCAGTTAAAGGGATTTTAAACCAGACTTTACAGGACTACGAGGTATTACATTACGATAAATGTAACACCGGGTTTAAGCATCCTAAGTTCCGCAACATAAAGACTGAAAAGAATTTATATATTGGCAAGATATTGAATGATGCCAAATGTATTGCGGAATCCGATATTTTGATTGTCGCATATGATGATGATATTTCCATACCATGTAGAGCGCAAAGGACTTATGAAGGATTGCAAGACGGGGATGTATTTTACAGTTCGTATGTCGCTATGAATGAGAGTGGATTAATTAAGTTTCCCTATCCTGTTGGTGAGTTTGATTATGATAGACATTTCTTTGAAAGTAACCGTGCGCCAAGCTGCACTCTGGCATTTCAGAGAAATATTTCAATAGATTTCAGGGAAGAATTGTCATGTTATTACGATTATGCCTTTATTTTGGATTGTTACAGCGCGGGGTTGAAGTTTGTTTATTCACCCGATTTCCTGGTTAAATATCGCATTTGGGGTGGATCAGGGACATATAAGAAGCTAAATAAGCGTCGAAGCGAAGTTTCTTTGTTAAAAGCTATCTATGGGCCAGATATCCGCAAGGATTATATTGCTACTAAACAAATCTGCATTAATCTCGATATTACCAACGAGGGTAAATTGACACTTTCTTCAACAATAGGGGATAGTCATGGCAACGGGGCTGATCGTTGATCCTGGGGCATTCTGGGGCGATTTAGGGGTATCCTAGAAGTGGATGCCAAACATTTGTGCGGGGGTGAGTTTTGTGGATTCCAATAAAGAAGTGGAAAAAACTGGGGATAGGGATGAGTTGGGCCGATTTGTGCCTGGTCATTCTCCTGCGGGTGGTAGGTCGCCTGGAACTCCCAATAAATTCACTCTGATTAAAAACTCTTTTGCTGAACTTTGGGATGAGGAAGATGTTAAGAATAAAATCCGTGATTTGATCTTAAAGACAGATGATCCGAAACTCGTTGAAAAGTTTGTTAATTGGATAGTTGGGATGATTCCGAAAGAAACCAAGACAGAATTAGATATTAAACCGCCATTAGATATTAACGTCATATTTAACCATGAGCCAGGGGGGAATGATGCATGAGTTGACTGAGAAGGTACACGACGCTTATAAGGATAGTGAGAATATTGACAAAATCATCCGTGTATGGCTTGAGGAGAAGGCAGAATTGTTGATTAAGTATAGATGGACAGAGCATCATCCAGATAGCGAGGTTAGACTTTTTCTCGGCCTCACCGAAAAACCCGAAAAGACGTTGGAGGAGAAGTTTGGGGAAGTTTTTGATTGTCTTCCATTGGCTGAACCATTAAATCCGTCTTTGCGGAAGAAATCATTTAAATTATTAGCCCAAATCGCCAAAGAACACTATGAATCCAAATGAAATGGATTTGTCCAGCTATACATTGTGTCCGGCAGATTTCTGGAAAGAAAGAGTTGGGCAATTTTCTAATAGAACGCACTTGTCCCTATCGTAAGCGTGGCGAGTGTCCATTTGAGAAGCGGTATCAGCGGAGGGTGAAGCATGACGGAGTTCCTGTTCAGTCCTCGGCAGACTGATGCTTACAAGACGATAGATAAGGATGATATAGATGTCTTGCTTTATGGTGGGGCTAAAGGTGGCGGTAAGTCAGTATTCGGAGTGCGTTGGGCGTTTCTTTACTGCTGGAATGTGATTAAAGAGTTTAATTTGAAGCCTCAAAAGTTCCCGATTCCTTTAGGATTCATGGGGCGTAAGCAGTCAGTAGATTTTAATGATACCACGCTTGAAACATGGAAAGCATTTATTCCCGAAGAAGCATATGAGTTGAGGTCTGGTGATAAGGAGATAGTCATTCAAGGCACAGTCAAGATACAGTATGGTGGGTTTGACGACAAGTTGACAGTTAAGAAGTTCAACTCTGCGGAGTACGCTTTTGGGTTTATAGATCAGGCTGAGGAACTGACCAGAGATGATTACGGGTTATTCCGGGGTACGCTCAGACGCAAGGTACATGATAAACCGTTGAAATATAAGGTGTTGTTGACAGCTAACCCGGCAGCTTGTTGGCTCAAGGATGAGTTTATTACAAGTTTGCCTAATAGAGCAGCATTTGTTCAGGCGTTGCCATCTGATAACCCATTTTTACCACCCGGATATGTTGATAACCTTAAAGAGGCTTTTAAGCACCGCCCTGAACTTTTGGATGCCTATTTATTTGGTAGCTGGGATGTCATATCAGGCACGAATCTAGTTATCAAGCCGTCTTGGGTTGAACGGGCGGTTAATTTTGAGTTACACATGAACCCTGGCAGACGGTTGGTGGCTTGTGATCCAGCGAGGTACGGTGATGATGAAACGGTTATATACGTCTTTGAGGATGAAAAGATTATCCATCAGGATATATACGGTCAGAAATCAACAATGGAAACAGCCGGGCGGTTAGTAGCGTTAAAGAATCAGTTTAATTGCAAGTTGATTGCGGTTGAATCGGTTGGTATTGGTGCAGGGATATGCGATAGGTTGCATGAGTTGAGAGAGCCGATTTTAGAGATTAACCCCGGCGAGAAGGCTACCACAGAAGAAAAACAGAAGATTTACCAGAACAGGCGGGCGCAGATGTGGTGGGAAGCGGCTGAACGGTTTGGTGAGGGTGAAGTTTCAGTATTAGAAGATTTAGTGTTGCGCCGTCAGCTTGTCAATGTGCAGTATCAGACCAAATCGAATGGCAAGATACAGGTTGAGTCAAAAGAAGATATCAAAGAACGAATGAACGGTCAGAGTCCAGACCGTGCAGATTGTTTCATATTAGGGCTTCATGCGTTGAATTATGTTAAGCAGGAGGCAACGGATTTTCACAGGCGGCGGCCAAAACCACATAGGCCGAATGATTACGGGTGGCAGATTGGCCCGAACCCGCAGCTAGGGAATATGTATGCTTAAAGAACCGAATGTAAAAGATAGAACATTAAAAAATCTCACAGATTCCGAGAATGAGTTTCTGCATAAACTCCGGGCTAAAATCAGGACAGATGACGAGGATCGGAGTCAATGGAAACTCAAGATCATATCGTCTAACAACCAGAGGTTGGGTGTTAAGCGGGTTACTAACTATCCTTACCCCGGTGCGCCGAATATCCCGTTACCCGAAACAGATAAGCTGATTAAGAAACAGATACCCAATTTAGTCCTATCGTCTTGGGGGCCGAAGAAGTTAGCAACTGTCAGAGTTGAGCAAGGGTGTCAGGAAACAGATATATTCAAAGACCAGGCCAAGAAGTGCGAGAAAGCATTAAACATGGTCCTACGGACCAAGATGAATTTGTACCACAAGTTACAGCTTGCTGCTGATTACGCGAAGGAGAAAGGTCATTGCATATTCCGGGTAGTTGAAGATTTCAAGACCCGTCAGGTTCGGAAAGTTATTGATTTGAATGAGTATCCCCCTGAAGTCGTTAAGCAGCTGAAACAAGCCAACAATGATGAGCTGAAAAGGTTTATAGCGCAGCGGTTTAGTTTAGATATGGGTGATGATGATGATAAAGAGATTGTCAAAGATGTGGTAGAACAGTTCCGGTCAGGTAAAGAAGTCATTGAGTTTGATGTTGAGGAGATTAGTTCATTACCGAACATTGAAGTCCCTATGCCGACTAAAGTCTTAGTCCCGGCGTATGTAACAGATATTAACCAATCCCCGCGAATCACTTATGAATACTACCTCACTCGTTACGAGATTGAGGAGAGGATGGAACAAGGCATATTTATTAAGCGGGATATGGAAGATTTAAGTTTTGTTAGTTCGTCAAAAGACCAGAACGACCAAGATGTTATTGAGCAAACTAAGGGTTGGAATGAAGGGATCACGGATAACACATCTTCGCAAGACCTTTATAAGATTCAAGAGATTTGCACTTGGTATAAAGCAAAAGGATGGGATCACGCTGAGCGGTGGGTTTACACGGTGTTTGCTGATGTGTTAGACCCGGATGAAGCCTTACTTAAAAAGATACCATTTCCGTTTGAGTTTGAGGGTTGGAATTACGAGAAGTTCGATAATGAAGTCAAAGACGAGCGGTATTACAGTTCCAGGGGTGTCCCTGAGCAGGTTAGAGCGTTACAGGAGATCATGGAAAGATGCGTTAATAACCTCATCATGCGGGATGAAATGAACAATAACCCGACTTACGAGGTTGTTGATACATCAGGTATTTTAGATATGCACCAGAACTTTATGCCGGGTGAAATGTTGTCTGTTAAGGCTATTGGGGCAGAAATACGCAGACTTAATGATCCGATTACGGTAGATGTATCTTCTGAAAGATTAATGCAGTTGTTAAAGGCGTATGTTGAGGAGTACCAGAATAGCGCAGACCAGTTGTTCAGAAACGCCACCAATGCCGGTGGGGGTAAGACTTTAGGTGAGATTCAGCAAGGCATACAACAGACATCAGCCCCAGTAAGTGTTGAAGTTACCCGCTGGAATGAGATTTTGGGTAAAGTTTACACTAAGGTCTTTCAGATACTCAAAGAACGGCTTGGGGATTCCATTTTTATAGATGGTCAGGAGATCACGCGGGAAGATTTCAATTTCCCGGCTGAGATCAGGGCTAACGGTCAGTTGGAAATGGCAGATCAGGATAGAGCAACGTCTAAGGCATGGAATAGGTTAGCTGCTTTACTCAACCCGGCGTTAGGTGAATGTGTTAATGCCGAGGACAGGTATAACGCTATCGTTGACTGGTTGGAGAAAGACGGAGTAAAAGACCCCGACTTATTCTGTACCAATCCACAACAGATAGCCCAGCAGCAGATCGCACAGATGCAGCAGGCGTTACAGCAAGGTGCTATGCAGATACAGGGGTTACAGAAGCAGATTGAAGAAGGAACTAAGCAGTTAGCCAAGATCAAGGAGAACGCGAAAGAGGAAGTAAAGAAAACTGAAGGTAAACTCGAAGCCATGAGGGATTGATATGTTCAACAAGAAACTGCAAAGCGATAAAGACAAACGCAAACAAGAGTTATTAAAACGCATTTCCCAAGCCGATAAGGTTAAGTCAACTGTTATGTCAGCCGGGTGGGTAGAGATCATTCAGCCGTTAATTGAAGAAAAGATTATTGGAATAATCGGGGGACAGAAAGACGGTGTTTGGCAGCAAGGCAAACTTCATCATGGGGCAGAACAGGAAACGCTTAAATACAATATCGGGTATAAACAGTTTGGCATTGAGTTATTAAATATAGTCAATGGAGTATCCAAGCAGGGCGAGATGGCTCGCAAGCAGTTAGAGATGTTGGCACAGGATAAAGAAGTTTACACCAAACCCATGTTAGATACTCAGTATGCGCCGGAGGGGAGAGATGTCTGATCCTAAACTTGGCATGAAATTTGATGATGTTGAGAAACGGGTACGCCGAATCAATAAGAACGCCGATTCTAAAGCAGCGAAACATTTAACTGAATCGTTACTCAGGCAAGCGGATTTAGCGAATAAGGGTGCAAGTAAAGAGTTACGCAGGGCTATGGAGTTAGACAACCGGGACAGAAAACACACAAAGAAATACTTTTAATGTTATACGGAAACTTTATATCCAAGAATGAATATTATTCCGGGGGCTGGACTAACGGCGGGGAAGCGGTTTCTCGTCGGGCTATTGAAAATGATGCTGCCGGATTTGAGTATTGTTTATGTGCTAATGATGAAGTGATCGGCTGGATTTCGACTGATAAGCCTCAAGAGTTTGAGGAGTATATTAAAAAGTATGGGTTGCATAAGTTATAAAACGCTATTTATGAACTTGTTGTTACGAGCCCGGCAGATTGAAGAAGAACTCAAGCATGACCGGGAAGAACTCAAGGAGTTAAAGAAGCAGATTAAGCAGCTGCAAAAACATGAGGTTAGTAGTCATCCATAAACTACGGCAGGGGTCTGGATGCCCTTAAAACATCCTGGAGAAATCATGGAAGAAGAAACAAAAGGGTTAGGCGAGAACCAAGAGGAGATTCAGGAACCTGAGAAGGAGAATGAAGAACCCGAAAACGCCGGAGAGGAAACGCCGGAGCCAGAAAAGACCGACGGAAAAGACTCTGAGGAATTAGAGCCGGAAGTAGATGAAATTGAGGAGTTGTTGAAGCCCAAGAAGTCCGGGGCTGAAAAACGGATTGATAAGTTAGTTGCACAACTGAGGGCCGCTGAAGAAAAGCTGGCAAAGCTAGAATCCCAAAAGCCGGAAGAAAAGAAAACCAAATACACACGAGGTCAGTTATCCAAAGCAATTAAAGACGCGATCGAGAACCAAGATGCTGATTTATTGATGGATGCTATTGATTACCGTGTGAAAGAGGAACGAGAGTTAGCGGAAAAAGAGATTATAGCGAACCAGCAGAAACATTATCAAGCGCAGCAAGCGCAGACTCAGGAATGGCAAGAAACTTTACAGGATTTTGCTGAACTGGTTGATCCCAATGAACCCGAAATGTACGTTGGGGCGCATGAGGAACTTGATATTAAAAATCAGAATAGCGCACTTTTCAGGTTAGCGTCTAACTTATATACCAATCCAGAAAACGCCTCAAAATATCAAAAACCAGGTGGTCAAAGGTTAGCCGTTACGGATGCGTTGACTAAAATTTTGCGTGTACGGCAAGGCAAGACCGCAGGATCAATAAAGGCCAAGACGCTAGAGAAGCGGCTGGCAAAAGAACGGCGTAAAACTTCACTTTCTGGAGGCAGGCCACCGAAGGAAGAAGAAGGGCCGCCGCGACTCATGACCGACGAGGAACGGGTAGATGACTACTTGAAAGAACGCCGGGAAATGGGTTATCAGTAGTTTTAAGGAGTGAAAATGTCGCAGCAAATATGGGCTGTAAACAGCCTTGGAGGTTATTTGCACTCTGACGCTTTCTCCAAACAAGTGCGCCATTCGGCGCAGCCTTTAATGATGTTCCGCAAGTTTGTGGATGTCGAAAAGGCTATGGGGAAAAACGTCGGTGATGCGGTGCTTTTCTCAAAGATCAGTAATATTTCTACGCAAGGTGGAACGCTGAGTGAAACGGCGACCATCCCGAAGAACAATTACACAATCAAGAGAGGCACATTAACCATCAATGAATATGGGAACTCAATTCCCTATACGTTGAAGGCAAAAACATTAGCGGAAGTATCCGTTAATGATATGGTCAGAACCGTTCTTCAGAACGATATGGCTAAAGTGCTTGATAGTGCTGCTGCTGCACAGTTTAAAACGTCAGATTATAAGGCGACGGTTAGTAATACCGCCACCACGACGTTTGGAACTGCTGGGGCTGCGTTGGCAACATCAAGTGGGTCTATGTCGGACAAAAATGTCCGCGATATTATAGACAGATTGAAAACATTGAATATTCCGAAAAGATCAGACGGAAACTATGTTTGTATTGCTTCCACAAACGCTATTCGCGGGTTGTATGACTTCTTCGAATCGAAGATTATGCAGACTAATGCGAAACCGTTGTATTCCGGCGAAGTTGGGAAGTATTACGGATGTAGGTTTATCGAGGAAACCAATGTGTTAGTTAATACATTGGGTTCTGGTTCCGTTGATGGTGAAGCTGTATTTTTCGGAAGCGACGCTGTTCGTGAAGGCGTTGTAATCCCTGAGGAAATTAGGATTGATTTACCTAAAGACTTCGGTAGGGATCAAGCCATAGCCTGGTATGGTCTTACAGGCTTTGTCAAGACCTGGGATTATAGCTCTGACGCGGAAACGCGGATTATCCATGTTACTAGCTTATAAGGGGGTTTCAAATGGCTGTTGTACCAAAAGGTTCTAGTTATTCGGATTCCCGATATGGGCTGGTGCAGAGATACATCTGCCCGACTAAAGACGACCTGGGAACTGCTGGCACATTAGCGGATATTGTTGTTGCCTTCCCCAAGAAATCTTTAATTCGGAAATTCGGTGTTATCGCAAATGCTACCGACATTACCTGTTCAACCACGACTGAGGTCGAGTTGAGAACAATTAATGGAACAAAGCTGGCTACGTTTGTTCCTGGTTCATGCGTAATAGCAACGGGTATGGCTACGGGTTGTGCGCCGGAAACGGCAACGACAGTCGCGGCTAATGCCGGGATGATATTTTGCGTTGGAACAGATACGGCGGATGCTGGGACTGTTTTCTATTTCATAGATTACACCCAGGATTTTGAGCCTACTGTTTAATTAATTGGGGGGTTTCGACCCCCCTTTTATTATGAGAATAACATTTATAGCCAACCATTTTTGTATTCGCGCTGTTAAGCAAGCGATAGCTTTAAACAGGCGGGGACATAAGATTTATGGGATCGGGTTCCGCAGCCCGCAGGTTGACGACAATTTTGCTACATTGTTTAGATGCAAACATATTGGGCAATTTAAAGAGTCAATCAAGGTTATAGATAAGTTCACAGATGTCTATTATGTCCATACTGAACCCTATTACTATGTATGGATATTGCGGGAGTTAAGTAAAAAGCCGATTGTGTTGGATATGCACGATTCAATGCAATGGCGTATGCCGCAGAAGTTTGCTTGGAGATCGGCAGAAGAAAGAAGCGCAATCACAATGGTTGACGCTTTAGTAGTGCCGTCGCAGAAATGTAAAAGACTTACCCCGACAGATAAGCCGATTGAAGTTTTGCCGCCGTATGTCAATGAGCAGTTTATACAGTATAACTGTCTTGAATGGATTGGTGGGTTGGTATATGAAGGTCGAGCAGATAAGAAGTCAGCTAAAAAGTTCATGCGGTATTGCAAGTACCATGAGTTAGTAGATGATTGCGCGAAAGAAGGAATCCCGTTTTACATATATTCTCCCTGGAAAGATCAGCAGCAGCTTAATGAGTATAAGAACGCTTTAACCATGCCAGCGGAACCGTATAAGAAGTTATTGGCGAAGCTGGGCAGCCATGATTGGGGGCTATGTGGAAATACAGTCAAAACTAAAGAATGGAATTTGGCTATGCCAAATAAGTTATTTGAATATATGGCTGCTGGCATACCGATTGTGGCTATCAATGCAAGTGAAGTATCGAAGTTTATTAAGAAGTACAAAATAGGCATAACTGTCAAGTCTATTAAAGAGCTGAAAGACAGGTGGGATGAAAGGCAGGAGTGCCAGAATAACGTCTTAAAAATCCGTAACCAGTTCACTATGGAGAAACAAATTGGAAAGGTTGAACGACTCCTTAAAGGAGTATTACACAAGGCATAACCAGGGCGTTAAGTATTCTTTGCGTAAGTTGGCTTTAGTTAATTTAATTCAGAATTTTGTTGATCGCAAGGATCGGGTTATTGATTTAGGATGCGGTGATGGGTTTATATCGAACTGTGTTGCTGAGTATGTTAAGGCGGTTGTGGGGATAGACCGGGTAGTTAATAAAATGGTCATGCCAAGCCCAAAGGTTTATTTTACGAAGTGCGATATAGTTAAAGACGAGTTCACAACAAAGGATATAGAGGTCGTCTTATTACTTGATGTATTAGAGCATATTGAAGAAAAAGACGAAGAAGCGTTTTTAGATAAAGTTGTCAGTCTTTTCACCAAGCGATTGATTGTCAATATCCCGGTTCATCAGGACAAAAAACAGCCGTTTGATCGTAAAGTTGACATTTGGAAAGTTATGAATCATTTATCTAAGTCTTTGCGGTTGATATATTTTCAGGAAATATATATGTCTGATAATGAGATATATCAATTTATGGTATTTGAAAAATGAAAGTAACCATAATTTACCCGTCGATAAGAAACGATCATTATTCAAAATTAGCGTTAGCAAGTATTTACAACCAGTCGCACAGAGATTTTGAGTTGATAGATGACCGGGAGGGGCCAAACGCTAATATGGCGATCAATAGGTGTTTAGATAAAGCTAGGGGGGATTTGATTACATGGTGTTATGACGACGACGTACTGTTTGCGGAGAAAAACGAAATATTTGCCATGTATGCCAATAGGTATCCCAATATTGATATTTTCTATTGTGGTCATGTTGGGATAGATCACAAGAATAGGTTTTTATATTTATGGAACGCCCCGTATTTTGAGGAATCATTATTTGAGCATGGGACATTGTTTGGGACATTATCGGTTGCGGTAAGGAGGAAATCTTTAAATGGAATACGGTTTCGGGAAAGATACCCTATTACTGGTGAGTTTGTTTTCTTTTATGAGTTGTTTAAAGCCGGGTGCAAGTTTTTATGTATAAATGTGCCTTTAGTGTATGTTAGGAATTGGAAAGGTCAAAACACAGTTGAAAAACACGAAGCCAAGAAAAAAGAACATGAACAAATCAGAAAAGAGTTTGGTTCGCATCTCTATTCTAAGTGCAAATACCAGGAAAGCAAGTTTAGTTAATCGGGTGTATTGGGCTTTAAGGGATACCTGGGTTCGTATAAAAGTTAAACTCCAAAAAGAGGATGACATTTACCCGTTATGGTAAAGGCAACCGCTATTCAAGCGTTTAGGTACGAGCAGCATCCGTACATTATTTATGTAAAAAGACCGCATATTTACGGTAACGCACCTTACGGGAAGTATGCCACGAATAACTATGGGTTTGTGGGTACACACGAAACGGCGTTGGAGAAGCATGAAGGGGTAACTAGGGTTATTTGTATTGGCGGTTCAACAACGGAGATGTCTTACAGCTATGATCCCAATAACACTTATCCGGGTTGGGTACAGAAGTATTTAGGGCCGAAGTATGAAGTTATCAATGCCGGGTGTGCCGGGTGGACAACGGTTGAAATGCTTATCAATTTCGAGTTAAGGCTTTTAGATTTCAAGCCGGACATTATTGTTTTATATGCGGGGTTTAATGATATACGGCGTTGTGGGTTGGTCAATGGGTTTAAGTCAGATTACTCACACGCAAGGTTTAATAAGGGGTTTGACAGGGCCACGCATGGCAGGTCGGTATTAAGTTATGTTTCCCCGAAGAATCCTGATTTAGTTGAGATCGCCCCGGAAGAAGCCATCCAGACATTCAGGCGTAATGTTAAGACTATTATCGGGGTGGCGAAAGAACACGGAATAATTCCGATCATTGTTAAATTTAACTTAAAACCGAGAAACGAATATGAGATTGGTATAAATGACGGAGTGGTTAAATGTATGGAAGCGATTAAGGATTTAATCACGGTTGAGGTTGAGGATATGGATGAATCTGATTTTGTAGACGGCTGCCATTTAAACACTTCTGGTATGGAGAAAATGGGATGGGCCGTCGCTAACGGGGTAGTTAATGCGAATCCTTTGCACAAGTCTGTTTAAGAATAGTTGGATTCCCTACTGGTCGAAATTTCTTAAAGACCGGGGACATACGGTTAAATGGTTAATAGGGCATAATGAAAAACATGAGGCAGATTTAGTAAAAGAGGGTAAAAAGTTCGGGGCGATCCTATGTATGTGGGGATCAAAATGGGCTAAGGCGTTTATTGATGCTGGATATGACAACGTATTCGTCATTTGTCGATCATTTGAGATGTTCAAAGATGCCCAAGTCTTTGGGGTTGAGAAGGTTAATCTTGGTAAAGCCCATAAGGTTTTTATGCTGAATGAGGCGCATTATGAGTATTTAAAAGAGAATCATCCCAAAGTCAGGCCAGTATTCATTAAGAACGGAATAGATTTAGACGAGTGGCCTTTAGTTGAGAGGGACAATGACGCAGGTCATAAAGTTGGTTGGATATGTAATCTGAATTATAAGAAGGGTGCAATCTTGGCACCCAATGTGATAGCGGAACTAAGCAAGATTGATAAATTATTGCAGGTCTATCATATAGGCGCAATCAATTCTCGTAGGGCGTATTGTTACATACAGAACATCATGCCGTATTTGCATACCAGATTTTTCAATGATGGGTATGAAAACTCGCATGATTTTGTGAAGAAGTTTTTAAAGGATAAACGGTATATCCTTTCCTGTTCAATGGTTGAAGGGCATCCCATGAATATACTTGAAGCCGCAGCTACTGGGTGTCAGCCGTTGATTCACAGGTATCCAGGGGCAGAGCATCAATGGCCTGAAAACTGGATTTGGAGTAGTTTTGATGAGTTACGGGAAATGTATCAGAGAGATTATAACTCCCAAGAATACCGGGATTACATAGTCAAGAATTACGATTATCGGGAAACTTATAAACCCGTAGCGGAAGCAATAGAGGATGTCGAGTGATTTTGTAGATACCCCGCGTCAATACATGACCGGCAAAAAGTTAATTGTAATGTGTGGGTTAAGGAGGTCAGGGAACCATTATTTAAGGGATTGGATAGAGTATCAATTCCCTAAACCCACCCACAATATGTATAACTACGGGCTTGATTTTTATTTGGGTACATTAAAGGGGTATCAAACAGAGAAAGTTAATTGCCGGGTAGTTTCGATTGAGGAATACCCTCCGCAGGCGGTTTTAGTGCCTGATAAATACGGGCATGATGAGATTAAGCGGATTGTGTTATTGCGTGATCCTTATAATTTATTTGCTTCGAGAATGAAATGGTACACCCATGATGACGATAGGTATTTCAACCCCAAGTTTATAACGTATTTGTGGGTAGATTATGCCAAGTTCGTTTTAAGCAAACCGGAAAATGTGATTATTGTTTTATATAACAAGTTTTTCTCTGATGCCGGGTATCGGCGTGAATTGTCAGACAAACTCGACGGCAGATTTGATGATACGCCTATCAATTTTATTAATAGCAAGTCTGGTGGCAGTTCGTTTGACGGAACGGCGTTTTTAGGATCAGCACAGAACATGAAGGTCTTGGAAAGATGGAAAGTATATAAAAATAATAAAAATTACCGAAGTTTATTTACGGATGAGATAAAAGATTTATCAAACCAGATATTCGGGTTTAATCCACTATGAAAAAAGCGTTAATTGTGCGTTACGGTGCTATGGGGGATATGATTATTATTTCCCCGGTAATTAAGAAACTTAAAGAACAAGGATACCATGTCATTCTCAATACAAACTCAAGAGGACAAGAAGTATATAAACACGATAGCCGAGTGGATGAGTTTATTAATCACGACGAAGATACTCCCCTTAATGAACTTGAAAAACTTTGGGAAAAACTCACAAAAAAGCATAAACCTGATAGATTCATTAATTTCTGCCAGTCGCTTGAGTGTAACGTTGCGGCACACCCCACAGACCCTATATATATCTATCCGAAGCCAGAACGATACCCTAAATGTAACCGAAACTATTACGACGTTACTAGCGAATGGGCAGGTTTATCTTCGTGTGATAAAAGACCATCACTCATGTTTACCGAAAAAGAACATGAAAAGGTCAAAAAGTATTTAAAGCCTGACAAGTTTAATATTCTTTGGAACTTATCAGGATCGGGCAAAAACAAGGTTTACCCCTGGACAGATTTCGTGATGGGCGAGGTTTTGAAGAACCATAAAGACATACATTTCATTACCACTGGGGATGCCAAGTGTCGGTTACTTGAAACTTTACAGGATGAGAATGTTACGAATTTATCCGGGGAAACGTCGATTAGGGAAGTCTTTTTATTAACCAAGTATGTTGATTTAGTAATCAGCCCGGATACAGGGGTATTACATGCTTCGGGGTGTTATGAAACCCCCAAGATCGGGTTATTGGGTCATACGACCATAGAGAATATAACAAAGTATTTTATTAACGATTATTCAATAGAGGCCAACTGTGCTTGTGCGCCGTGTTTTCGGTTGATTTACGACCATGATATTCAATGCCCGATTGACAACGTAACACACGCTGCTTGGTGTATGAGTGTGGGGTTAGAGCCGGAAAGAGTATATGACCGAATCAAAGAAGTTATCAATCGTTCCGTTTAGATGCCCGGTTTGCGGGGTTGATACCAATTATGTTTATAAGATAGAGGCTGAAACCGAGGGTGGCCTTGAACATTCTACTTGGTATCGTTGCACTTGCGGGGTGGTGTTTCAGGATCAGTTGCCAAATGATAACGATATTTATAATAAGGATTATGCCAAGATTTACGGAACGGGTGAGAAAAACCAAGCCAGGGGAATCCACGCTGCTAGGATGTACGCCCCGATAATTGAGGAGTTGACTTATGGCAGAATGATGCTTGATGTCGGGTTCGGGACTCTGCATAACTTGAAATTCTTTGAAGATCGAGGATGGTTGACTTGGGGGATAGATAAGCATGACGGGGTTAAGCCAGGGAAGAATATATATAAGGGCGATTTTATGGCTTACAACTTCAATCTTCCTTTGCATACTAAGAGTTTAAAAGAATTGATCGGTACGGATAAGATCAAGAAACGCACGTTTAATTTAATATGGATGGCTCATATTTTAGAGCATTTTCCTGATCCGTTAATGGCCTTGAGAAAGGCATATGATTTACTCTCAGATGACGGAGTTTTATATATAGCAACGCCGGATATTGATTTTGTTTATAAAACAGGTGTCGGGGGATGGCCTCATTGGAAAAAGAAAGAACACTATGTTTTATGGAATGAAGCGTCATTACGGCGAGAAGTTGAAAGACTTGGATTCAAAGTCGTGATGTCGAGAAGAAACTTCTCGGCACGATTCACAAGCTGGTGGGATATCCACCTGATTTGTCAAAAAAATTATTTTTAGGAGAAAAAAATGGCGACTAAAACAGTAACAATCGGTGCAAACGAGATGGAGTATATTGACGCAGACGGGCAGCCCCATGTGGTAAAGACTAGCGAGTCTTTTACATTTACGCTTACAGATGGTGGTTCAACCGCAGTAGTTTATAACCTGATGGCTGGTCAGAATTTTCTTTGTAACGACGGGTCAAGGGTACATATTATTCCGATGGCTGATGGAAGTAATCAGACATTGAATATCACCACTTTGGCAGATGCGCAGGATAACAAAACCCTGGACAATATCAGCGGTGAAATCCCCATGAAAAACGATATGTGCGGGACAGTTCAAAACTGGCGGTTTGCCAAGTTTAAAGTCAACAATGTTGATGCCCCGACAGCACTTTATGCCACATTAGAAGATCAATTCGGGAATGTAATGAAGTGGGCCGCAGATAAGGCCACTAACGCTTATTTAACAGTATCGTAGGAGAAAAAAGATGAGAAAGTTTTTAATTACTTTATTTTTGCTTAGTATTTGTGTCCCGGCGTTTGCGGCTTCGGCGGTAAAAATCGTTGACGGGACAGGCACAACGGCTATGGATGAAACTAACCACAGGGTTAATGTTAATGTGGCTGATGCTTCATCTGGCACGCAAACTAATGAGGTTTTGGTTGAGGGTGGTATAGCCGAAGATTCAGCAAGTTCACAAAAACCGATTCATGTTGGCGGGATAGCCGAAAGCACCGTTCCGACAGCGGTAGCCGACGGGGATGCTATTGGGTTAAATGTGAATACTTACGGTGAACCGAGGATTGCGGGGTATAACTCGGCAACCGGGGCGATAGATGCGACGATTATTAGTGGCCCCCCATTGGTAAATCATACTTGGAATATTGGGTCTGCGACACTTGATGATAATCCAACATCTTTAACATCTTCAACGGTAAGTTTGGGGTCATTTCGTAATGCCGGGTTTCTTATTTCTTATGATGAAACAGATACGGGAAATGATACTCAGATAGCTGTAACCGTTGATGTATCTGATGATAATTCAACATGGTATAGTTCGTCATTTATAGCAGGTGGTTCGCTTGTTGCAACAGTTGCTATGGGGTCAGATAGTGGAACAGATGATGAGAATTTCCACATATATCTTGATAAAGAAGCAGTTGGCGCACCCTATGTACGGTGTGTATTGACTTGTACGGGTTGTGCTGGTGGCGGGGATGACCAAGCCGCTGTATCAATCGAGTTTACTGGACAAAAATAAGGAGATAAAAATGGCAGAAATATGGGTTAAGGCAGATGCGAATTTACCTGAAAAAGAAGAAGATACTCCTTTTGTTGTTACAAAAGAGATTAAAGATGAAGTGATGAAGTTAGATGAAATCACTATTAATGATGTCTGCAATATTGTTGCACCGACAGGCAAAGGGAGTATTGAAGAAGCCAAACAAGTAATTGAGGAGTTGGTTAATGAAAAGAAAATCATTTCTAAAGAAGCTCGTTACGACGAGTTGTATCCTTCTGCTGTTGAGCTTGGACCGTAATGCAGAAGCGTTAGACATAGGTAGGTATCGTCAGTTACCGTCGTGCGTGTTGGCAGAGTCTTTGAGTTCGATAGAGGACTTAGAACGTTCCGGTTGGTCGGTTGCATCTGCCCCGACGTTATTATCAAGCCCTTACGGAACGGCTTTAGATTTTGACGGTACGGATGACAGTTTTACAAATACGCAACACGCTAACGAAACTGTAAAAACTGTTATTTTTTGGGCTAAGCCAGATACAACTACGGAACAGTTTGTAGACCTTGACGGGAATACAAATTATATCCATGTTTCTTCCGGCACTTTGACAGCGACGGGGTTTACTACTCCGACGAGGTATGTCAATGGTGTTGCAGGAACAACTATGACCGCTGATACATGGCACATGGTTGCCGTAACAACGGGAACGGCAGTAACGACCACAAGTATTAAGATTGGAACAGACGGAAGTGCTTTTGGCGATACTTCATTAAAAAACTTGATGATGTTTGATCGTGCATTATCAGCGACAGAGATAAGCGACATCTATTACGGCACGACGTTTGATTATGACAAGGACTTGGTGAGTCATTGGGATATGTCAGAAATCAATCCACAGGATATAGGGTGGAAAGGCAACGGGAACGACGGAATGGGAACGGGGCTTGTGGCGGCTGATGATATAGTTTATGAAGATGGGGATTGGGGGGTTGAGTTTAATGGAAGTAATGAAAAAATAGTTATATCTGATAGCAATTCTTTGGATTTGGGAAGCATCTTTACGATTTCATTACAAATGAAGGAAAATGGTTATGCTGAAAATGCTGGAATAATAGATAAGTATACTTCAAGTAAGGCGATAAGGCTTCTAACTGATGGTCTTACTACCTTTGGAATGACTATTTCTGATGATGGAACAAATGGTGAATCGGTATTTTCAAGCAAAACTTCTAGTGTTGGACAAGGGCGAAAATATGATTTTTCATTTAATAGTGGAGTATTATCTTTTTACGAAGATGGAGTATTAAAAGACACAGACACTTTTGCATCAATGACATCTGTTTTTGCTGGAACTGATGATATGACTATTGGATGGAATATTGGCCCTGAGGTTTATTTTAATGGAATAATTAATAATTTGGAAATTTATAATGATGCCCTAACCTACACACAGGTAGAAGATTTATATATTCGGGAGGGCCGCTAGATGAAAAAGCTACTACTATCAATACTATTCCTAACCCTCTGCACGACAGCGTGGGCGGGGCGGTTGGATGACCCGGATATTTTGAAGGGGTACTGGCGGTTAAACTCTAACGCTAAAGACTATTCGGGGTATGGGAATGATGGGACAATAACTGGAGGGGATTTATATATAAATACTCCTTGGGGTTCTACTGGTCTTGATTTGGAAGGAAATAATGATTATGTAACTATACCACATTCGCAAGCAATAAGTTCCGCTGGACAAATAACTGTTACAGCATGGGTTAATCCAGATGTTCTTACAAGAGGAGATATTGTTTCTCAATGGGAATCGGGAGAACAACATTTCAATTTACTCGGTGGATTAACTTCTGGAAAATTTCAATTTTGTGCTTCCATTACTGGTTCTTCTGGAACTTGCACCGACACAGGAGCTTCTACTTTTGCAGCTGGGCAATGGTATTTTGTTGTTGGAACTTATGATGGCACAAACAGAAATCTATATGTTAATGGAATGTTGGAAAATGATAAAGCTCTAGCATCAATGTATATGGGCTCAACGAATAGTATTTACATTGGTGTCAGCGAAAACTTTTCTAGCGACTTTAACGGCAAAATCGCCGAAGTCCGCATCTACAACATCGCCCTCACCGCCGACGAAATCAAAGAGTTATACCAACGCAATCTCCCGCAATTCAGCGCACAGGCACAGCCGTATGACGTATTGCCTGACACTTCTGATTCCTCTTTAAAATTAGCGGTATTGAATAAGGGGGTTGTGGGGGGGAAGGATTTGAGTAGTAATAATAATGATGGAACGGCTACTGGCGTAATTTGGAAGGATACTGGAGCATATATTAATGGTGCTTCTGGAAGTGGGATTACAGTTGGGGCAGGTACAAGTCTTGACGCATCCGTTCAAACTGTCACATTTTGGATGAAAAGAAATTCTGTTGCTACAAGTGATGAGTTCATTTATTCCAACGGGGAATATAATGTTGACGGATTTTATATTATAGTCGCCGATGGTACTGCTGGATCACCATTAGCAGATTTGTCGGTAAGAACAAACTCCTCTGGTGGTACTGAACTAAGTACTGATAGTCTTTATACATCAACAACAAACTGGGAATTTATAGCAATTATCGTTGATAATACAAATAAACAAATATCCTATTACGTCAATGGTGAATTCCATGAAACAGATACTTATTCCAATGCTTATGCCTCGACAGCATCAAATACGAAAGGTATTGGATATTATACTAATTTAGTTAATTATGAGTTTACTGGTCAAATTAAAGACGTCCGCATCTACTCCGAAGCCAAGACCGCCGACTGGATAAAAGCCGAGTATCTCAAGAGTGTGCCGGATGACAGTTTGGTTTTATCAACCATAAACGGCGTTGACGACCTTTCTCGATATGATACTTCCGCAACTGTTACGAGTGCGCCTGTTTTAGGTGGTAACGGCATAAATTTCGACGGCACAGACGACAAAATAGACTACGGCGATAAAGGCAATATCCGCACAATAGTCATGTGGGTTGAGCCGAACACGACGACACAAGAATTAGTGCTTATAGACACCTCAAAAGACATTATGGTTGATTCCGGAACGGTTACTTATGAAACGGTAACAGCGACAGCCACATATGTTAATGGTACGGCTTCAACAACAATGGTCGCCGATAAACGTCAACATTTAGTTTGTGTATTAAGTGCTGATGTTGACGCTAATAACCTTGAACTCGCTAATGACGGAACGAATTATGGCGATATAACTGTCTATGATTTTAGGGTTTACAATGAAAGCAAAAGTGCGGATTGGGCGAAACAAGATTATCTCAATACCAGAAAGTATTATTGATGAGATACGCAATCCTATTCGCACTAATTGGGTGTCTGATCGGTTGCAATGTTTGTTCATTTACATTTTATGAGGGTAAAGAAGTTACTTTTGTGCATAGACAAAAACAAAATATGGAAAAAGGATTATACAATTTAACCGGTAGATTTGAAAAAGTCGGATGGGAAACTGAACTTGGATGCAACATGGTTCTTAATATTATTAAATACGAAAGGATATGATTATGGCTAGAAAAGGCGAATGTGGGGGAACCCCTAGAGTTGGAAAAGCAGGCGATCCGAAACCAAGAGGCCGGGGGCGTGGTCGTGGCAGACGGCGCAGATAAGTTAGTCAAGCAGGCGTTTTGCCGAAGATGCCGCAGATGGTTTTCTACGGCAAGACAGGATGATTATAGAAGGTGTCCGTTATGCGGATTGGTATTTAATCCGACAAAGGATGAAGCAAACATTAGGACAGATAATGAATGGAAATAAATGGTTAATACTTACTGTCACGGTTATATATTTAGGTCTTTTTGCGGTTATTGGGCACACCTGGACAGGGGTTTCAGAGAACAGGCGAGATATTGCGAAAGTAAAAGATTGTATCGGTATGGATATGAGTGAAATTTTGCAGCGATTGGCGAGAATTGAGGCGAAGTTAGAAAACTAGGGGGTAGTCATTAATATCTTAGTGCTTGGCGACACCCATATTCCCTTTGAACGCAAAGATTACCTAGATTTTTGTGTGCAAATAAAACGGAAGTATAAATGCCAAAAAGTCGTGCATATTGGCGATTTAGTTGATAACCACGCTATTAATTACCACGAACACGATCCCGATGGCAGAAGCCCCAAAGACGAGTTTGATAAAGCCAAAGAACGCATTAAGAAGTGGATTAAAGCTTTTCCAGAAGTTTTAATATGCCGAGGCAACCATGACGATTTAGTAAGCCGTAAGGGTAGGACATACGGGTTTCCGAGTCTTGTTTTTAAAGAGTTTAATGAGATATGGGGATTGCCTAAAAGTTGGGTATTGAAGTGGAACCATACGATTAACGGGATTCGGTTTGAGCATGGTACGGGGTATTCAGGTCTTTACCCACAAGCCCAAGCGTCTAAGAATAACAGGCAAAACACGGTTATAGGTCATTGTCATTCAGTTGCGGGCGTAATTTACAGCGCAAATGATATAAGTCTTATTTACGGGATGTCGGTTGGGTGCGGCATAGACCGTAAACAATATGCTTTCTGGTATGGTAAGGACTTTAAGAATAAACCCATATTGGGGTGTGGGGTTACTATTGATGGAATCCCGAAATTCGAGCCAATGAAGCTATGAACCCACAAGATAACATAAAGTATCCTTTATGCCGGATCATGTGGAAAGACGCGCAATCCGATTCCGAGTGGTCGAGTATTGAAAAAATCAAGATTTGGGCGCAAAAGGATTGTGTTATTAATGATATCGGGTGGTTAGTCTATGAGGATAAAAACCACATAGTTATATGTTCACAAATCGGTGAAGATGGAGAGTTAGGAAACCGCACGAAAATCCCCGTTGGTTGGGTGCTAAAAAAAGAAAAAGTTACCTTCAGGTATGAAAGAAGTAACAGAAAATTATTAAAAAAGGCCGGAAATGAAAACCATAGGCCACAAACTAAAGAAAATCGCACAACTGCTAGTAATGCTTGAAAGACAACGCAAAGAAACAGACAGACTGATGTCATTGTTAGTTAAGACATTAGATGAATTTTATCATTTAATTAAGGACAAAATAGATGGCTAATTACGCATCATTTTCAACAATGAAAACCAATGTTGGGAACTTACTTCATGACACCGGGGCGACAATGGGAGGGTTTATAGGTGTCTGGCTAAATGAGTGTTACAGCGAAATTAGCCGTCAAACTATATGGAGTTCGCTAATTAACTGGGACTACACTTTTGAGTCGGTGGCTGATACGGCGACTTATGATTTACCTGAAGATTTCGGGCAAGAGTTATTTTTAGCGAATATCGCAAAAGGTGAGATGCTTGAGAGGTTCAGGGAAGGCCGTTGGTGGCATGAAAGGCATAGCGCGTATCAAAGCGATTCGATAGGTTCAGCAGTACCAAGAAATTATATCATTCTTCCCGGCGAGTCTAATTTAGGCAAGATTCAGCTTGATCCCCCACCGTTAGACGCTGAAACTTACGCATTACCATATCAAAGAATAGCATGGAATATGCTAACTACAACCGGGACTTGCACGACTAATACAGAAAATAAAATTATAGCAGCCGCATCAACATTTATCACTAGCGGGGTTAAACCGGGAATGAGGGTTAAGAATACCACAGACAATACTTATGAATTTATATCTACGGTTGACAGCAATACTCAGTTAACTATGGCTGACGACCTTTGTCCTGACGGTAATGAGGAGTTCGCTGTTAATGCCGAATGTCTTATCACAGACGCACAGTATATTTTAGAGGCTTACGCTTGCGCTATGGGTTGGGCGTATCAGGAAGAATTTAATAAGTCTAATTGGTATATGGAAAAGTTTAATCGGTTGTTAGCAAAACGAGTTGGCGAAGAACGCCGTAAAGTCAACCAGATGTTTCAGCGGGTTTCCGGGCCTTATCGTATTCGCGGGGCATATAGATTTTCTGGAGATAGCAGTTATGACACCATCTAATAAGATCAGAATAGACGCTAGATACTGTAAGGGCGTTAATACGTTTAATGATTCTTCTGAAATACACGATAACGAAATTCAGACCGGTAATAATATTGTTGTTGATACGCTTGGCAAGATCAAGAAACGGTTAGGGGCTAATAAAGTATTAAATGATCCCGGTGGTCGCCCAGTGGTAGCTTTAGGATATTTTAATGCCCCGAATGTTGATGAGCGCATGGTTCAAGTTCAAGACACGGCTATTTATGATTCTACTTTACCCTTAGCGACTTCCGGCAGTTGGACAGACAGAACGGGATCGAACACGATCACAGCCGATCAGTATGCTACGGATATGACGGTGTGTGATGACAAGTTATTTATAACTAATGGTAAAGATTATGTCCATTATCATAACGGGGCCGGGATAATTGAAGAAGGCGACGAAAATACTGATCCCCCGTTCTGCAAGATTGGATGTTATCACAAAAATAGATATTGGTTATTCAACGAAACCGGCAGGGCAACGGTTACGGGTGATGTAACGACTTACACCGCTTCAGCAGGGGATAAATTGAAAATCATTATAGATGGGGCGACTACATTTGATGATATAGACCTTGAGGGTGATGAAACTATTGCTGATGCCGTAACAAGCATTAATGCCGTTGACGGGTTCTCAGCTAAAGGATTGGCGTGGAAAGATTCGTCTGGTTATTTACGGATTTCATCATTGACTACTGGGATGGGGTCAAGTGTTACGGTAGCAGACGGCGGGGCCGGAAACGGCGGGGAATGTGAGGATTTATTTGACGGGTCAACAGCGTCAGCGACAGGTAACGAAAACCCCGAATGGGGGTATTATTCTAACGCCTTAGCCCCGGCGACGTTTAACAGGTCAACCCAAGTCTTTAAAGCTGAAAGCGGGGATGCTACCGAGATAACGGCAGCAGTTCCTTTAGGTGATTCGATATACATATTTAAAGAGTCGTCAATCCACGAGTTAATCGTTCAGGGGGCAACGGCTACTTACTGGAATTTAAGACCCGTAGAAAGAAGCCGGGGGTGTATATCTTATTACTGCGCCAAACCGTACAAAGGGGTCATTTATTACTTTTACCGTGATGGTATAGGCGGGCTTGGGGGAGAAGATATACCAATAGGCGTTAAATCAACATGGGATACGATTAATTGGGATTACGTCAATCGTAGTCGGATGGTGATTTGGGATGATAAATTATTGTTATCTGTTCCTACAAGTCAAAACTATCCAGATACAGTATTAGTTTATGATTTTCTTACAAAGGCGTGGTCTGTTTGGTCTGGAATATATGTTAATTGTTGGGGTGTGTTCGTTGAAAAAACTGCCGGGAGTGCCGGGGCAGAAGAAGAAAACCTTATGTACGGACATTCTAATGATGGATGGATTTATCAATTAGGTAAATCTACCCAATATAACGACGATTCCTCAGCAATAGATTTAGATATAGTAACTAAAGACTATGACGCTGGCAGGCCGGATACATATAAACATGGAGGATGGTTTTATCTTAGAATCATCACCGGGCCGGACACGGCAGACACAGCGATCACGGTTTATGCAAGCATAGACGGGGGTTCTTACTCTACGCTAGGGACAACCAAAACAACTACAAAATTTAGTTTATTTCATTTAGGCCGTTTTAAAAAGATCAAGTTCAGGATTCGGCATAACGCTACGGCCTCGACCCAAATAGTCCTCAACGGCTATTCAGCGGAACTGTATATTAGTGATGCCACTGAATGAGCCTATCTATAAGTTCTGATTATTATCTTCCATTAGGGATACCTTACGACCCTACAATGGTTATGGCGGCTATTGAAAACGCCGTCTTAGCCGTTACATCCACAGACATTTCTAGCGGTGCCGTCGGGTCAGACCAATTAGCAAGCGGATCGGTAACAACTGATGCCCTAGCATCCGAAGCCGTAACAGCCGCCAAAATTGAAAGCGGTACAATCACATCTAACCTCTTAGCATCAAACTCGGTCATATCCAGCCACATTTCGTCGAATGTTATTTCAGCCGACAAAATTATGACGGATGCCGTAACAGCAACAAAGATTCAAGCCGGGGCGGTAACTTCCGACAAAATTTATGCAAGTGCGGTAACTTCCGACAAAATCAGCGTGAATAGTCTTGATGCGATTTCTGCGAATTTGGGTGAGATAACTTCGGGTATAGTTACCGGGGCGACATTACAAACTTCTGTTAATCCAGCAATTAGCCGGGTAAAGATTACAACTGACGGAATTGTCGGGTATGACGCAGATTTAGGGCAGACATTTAAACTCCCGACAGACGGTTCAGCCCCGACATTTTCAAGCGGGGTTATTAAATCAGCCACGATTATTGATACAACGATTATCACAAGTACCTTTCAGACTTCAACCGAGTTGCCCTGGATAGAAATTACCGACGCTGGTGTGGCTTATCGGTTCAATGAGGGCGGGGCGGTATATGACACAGACGTTTACGATACAGGGATTTACGGTGAGGGGACAACGGCGTATTTATTCAACTCGTCTAAACCGATTTTAAAGATTGAAGAAGAAATCAGTTATGCTGATATAGGGCTTTATAACAGAAGTTCTAACCCGTCAGGTGCGGCGGCGATAGGGGATTTAGCGTGTGTTTCAGCAGTTCTAAAATTATGTACCACAGCCGGAACACCGGGGACATACTCAGATATTATTCATAACGGGTATGCCGGAACAGTTACGCTTAATGATGCTAGTAACGCTGTTTGTTTAGAAATAGACAACGATGGAACCAATAATGGGTTATATCTTCATCAAGATGGGGTATTGGCTGATAATACAGCAGGAGCTTATATTTATTCAAGTGCTGCTCAAACTAATGCCAATGTAAGTTTAATGCAAATTTATCAACAAAACGCTAGTTCTACGGGAACAGTACTTTCTCTTGCTAATGTTGGTACAGGCGTAAGTTTACATATAGCACAAACTGGCAACGGTATTGCTCAAGAGATTAATAACGACGGTACGAATCACGGTTTATATATTCATCAAGACGGAAATTTAGCTACTGGAAAATATATGTTGTATCTTGACAACAATAGTACCCCTGTTGACGGTACAGGTCGAGCAATTAGATTAGATGGTTGCATAATTTCATCAACTAAAAATCCCGAAACAGACGCAGAGGCGGGGTTTATAGCAATAAATGTGGATGGCACTCAGTATGCTGTTCCCTTCTACGCTCTATCATAAGGAGGAGAAATGATTGACAAACTCAAGGCAGAAGTATTTGACATCCTTAAAAACCAGGACATTTTAAAGATCAAATACACACAGTTAGAAAAACTGAAGCAAGAAAAACTCGCTAAATTGGCAGAGGAGGAGAAATGTCAAAGTTCAAAGTCGGATACAAAGGCAGATTCGTCAGCCCAAAAGTCGGACACGCCGAAATCATAAAAATTTTAAAGGATGTCAATTATCAACTGCTTTATGAGTTTGACGGAGGGGTGTGTCCCAATTGTGACACAAGATGCAAAATTCCCCGGACATTTAACATAGATAAATTATTAGTTCTCAAATATGAAGATGGCACTATCGGGTATAAAGGCTTAGAGGCTGGAGATGACGAAAACATTATCCGTATGCCGGAATCAGTTTTCCATAATCATTTGAAAGCTGATTTTGATAGTAAAGTGGCGGCTTTAACCGCCGAGGAGTTTAAACATGGCGATTAATTTCCCGACCAGCCTAGATGATCTTGCCAATGTCGGCACAGGCGATACGATCACCCCGGCACATAAAAACGATTTAAACGATATTGTTGAAGCGTTAGAGGCAAAGGCGGGGATAGATTCGTCTGCCGTTGCGACTTCACACGACTATTTATTAACGCATCTCCCGGCGCAATCCCAAAATTGGGATATAGGGGCATATCAGTTACGGGCGCAGACGCTTTACTTAGATATTACCACAGGCACAGCCCCAATGACAATTCTTTCCACGACGAAGGTCAGCAATTTAAATGCCGATCAGGTTGATGGGAAAAATGTAGATGGTTCAAACGGGGCGGGAGAGATTACAACTAACGACGGAAGCCAGACGCTTACTAATAAAGTTATGACTTCGCCCGATTTAAACACCCCGGATATTGACGGTGGGACAATAGATGGTTCAACATTAGGTGCTTCTTCGGCAGTTACGATTACTAACATGGATTGTAATGGTGGGAGTATAGACGGGGTTACAATAGGTGCGGCATCTGCGCCAACGGTTACAAATTTGGGGGCAGTTGCGACTTGTGATATCAACGGAGGCACGATTGACGGAGTTACGATTGGCGGGGCGGCGGCTCCGACGGTAACTAATTTAGGAAGCGTAACCACTTGCGATATTAATGGGGGTTCAATAGACGGTGTAACCATTGGCGCGGGTTCAGCCCCAACGGTTACGAATATAGATATTAACGGCGGCTCGATAGACGGTGTAACGATTGGGGCAGCAGTAGCCCCTACGGTTACGAATTTGGGGGCGGTTACGACATGCGATATTAATGGCGGGGCTATTGATGGAACTGCGATTGGTGCAAATTCTGCGTCTACCGGAAAATTCACAACTCTTACAGTTACAAATGCTATAACTGAATTTTCTACGGATGGAACATTGGGAGGCAATTCAGATTCAGCCGTTCCCACAGAAAAAGCAGTTAAAACTTATGTTGATGGGGCTAAGGCGTTTTCTCAATGGTCAAGTGTTACACGAAATTCTGGTCAGGCATACCAAGCGGCATCTGATGGATTTCTTTCAATTCGAGTTACTACTGGGAGTTCTGGTGGGGGGATCAGTTATTATGAAGATGATACTGATGCCACCACTTTAATTTTACAGCGAATTGCGCCAAATGCTACTTGGAATTTGGATAAAGTTCCTGTGGTTATTCCTATAACAAGTGGGAATTATTACAAAATTGTTGTGAATAGTGGGTGTTCAATAACTTGCTTTTGGAAAAGTATTTCATAGGTGGATAAATATTGATGCTTTACGAATATCACACAGAATTAGAGGGTATTTCGGATGATGTGTATAAGACTATTGATAATCTTATACAGCAGGCTAAGTTAGACGAGCCTTTTGATTATCCGCATACCCGGTACATTATTACAGGGCATCAAGGAAATGATGTTGTGGGGGCGGTTGTTTACGGGAATTTTATTATACGAGATACGGAGTATCCCCGTTTTTTACATATAATTGTTTCACCCAAGTACCAAAAGACAAAAAAAGGTCTTTTGTTAATGGATGAATCAGAGTCATATTTATTGACTAAAGGCTTCACTCAAGTCATTGCCGTGATAACACATGATTTGCCGAATAGAAAAATGAAAAGGACATACGCCTTAAAGTTCGGTTACAAGAAGTATCACGAGGACTCAGTTGGAGAATATTTTTATAAGAAATTAGGAGTAGATTATGTGCGGAAGTCCAAGCGTTGAAATAAGCCAACCGGCTGCACCGCCCGCCCCATCCACAGCTGATGCGGTAAAGGCTTACCGGGAAAACTTGCCCGGAATGATAGAAACACAGTTGCAGTATGCACCGCAATTAGCCGGGGCAGAGTACCAGAATTTTGCCCAGTATGCGCCACTTTATGCGGGGATAGCCCAAGCGTTACAGGGTCAGTATGCACCGGAACAAGCGGCGTTAAACTGGCAGATGCAACAGCAGTATGCGCCTCAATATGCGGCTCAACAACAGGCTATTCAGCAAGAGTACGAGCCGGAGGCTTACGCTGCCAGACAACAACTTGGGGGATTGATGCAGGGGGACTATCTTCAATCGGCTCCGTATATGCAAGCCCAAGATCAAACCATGTCAGGGTTGCAGGGGTTAGCTTCCCAAAACTGGATGACAGGGTATCAAGCCCCGGACACAACTGATCCCATGTTAAATCAGGTTAGGGGGATGGTAACACAGGATTGGATGACTAATTATAACCCGGCTCAAGCACCGGGTATGATGGCAGCTAAAGACAGATTAACTCAAGATATAAGGGGGGCATGGGCTGATCGAGGGTTAGCTAAATCGGGTATGTCTGCTGAAAATGAAGCCTCATTGATGGCTGAGTTTGAGTTTCCTTATGCCATGCAGCAAGAGCAAATGAGGCTTGGAGAATTAGGCCGTCGTCAGTCGTTAGGTGCGACTTTAGGCACTTACGGCACAGATTTGGGTATGCAGCAAGAACAGATGCAGTTAGGCGAAGCGGGCAGACGGCAAACCTTAGGTCAAGGGTTGGCTCAACTAGGATTACAGTCTGATGAGAACGCTTTAAATCGGTACTTGTCGGAGATAGGCCGTCGGCAGAATGTGGGATTAAGTCTAGCCGGAAGATACAATGTCCCGAATATAGCGAATGTTTCGACTCCATATACAGCGACGCCGCAGGTAGCAAATCCTAATCTGATGGGTGGTTATAACTACGGGAATGTCCAGAATATGTTGACCGGGAATTATAATACAGCCGCCGGGATGTATAACACCCAATATAATGCGTATGCTGATGCAGCTATGCAAAACGCAAATAACTGGTCGAACCTTTACGGTAATCTTATTGGGGCAGGGGGCGATATAGGAGCGGCGAAATTTGCGGCCTCAAGTAGAATCCTTAAAAAAGAAATTAATCCAGTTGAAAATGCTCTTGAAAAAATTAAAGAAATGAAGGGCGTTAATTATCGGTGGATTGCCACAGATGAAACCGACGGTGGAGTTATTGCGGAGGAGTTAGAAAAAGTTTTGCCTGATGCAGTAGCCGAGATTAACGGGATTAAACATATAAAACCGATGATGGTAATTGGTTATTTAATCGAGGCCGTCAAAGAGTTGTCCTTGAAATTGGAGGCCGCTAATGGGTAACTGGGATGCAATAGGTCGGGCAGGGAGTAATATTGCCGACATGATGATTAAAAAAGCCGAGATGGAATATGAGGAAAAAAAAGAAAAGAAAGATAAGTTTGAGGCTCTTGGGGATTGGTATTCCAAGCAGGGGGGGAGTTTAAACGATTACGACAAACTTAAATTATCAACTATGGATGCTGATGACCGCATAGACTTTATGATGGATAAAGTCGCTGAGGTCGGGACGTTAAAGAGATCGGCTCTTGAAGCAAAGGCCGGGAGAGATCGGCTTGAAGCGTCTATTTTTGAGCAGACATTAGGAAAAACCGGGGGAATCCCCCAAACGACAAAATTGGATGATGTCATCAATAGACCCGCCCCTAACGTAGGGGTTCAATCAAATAAAGGCATGGCTAATGATTGGGTTACTTCACAGGTTAAAATCGGGCCGATAACAAAAGAAAACTTAGCGGCTGATAAGGCGAAAATCAAAGGAAAAGCTGAAGCCGAATTGGAGTCTGACGTTTTAAAAGGCCGCTTGGTAAATACCAACAATCTTGATCTTATTTCTGGTGTTATGCGTGATTTATCAGAGGTTTATGCTGATGCGTATAAAGAGGGCGGGGCTGGTGGTGCTATTCAAGCAGGGAAAGCTTGGGCTGCTAATAAAATTGGTGATTTACCTGGTGGTGTTAAGGTCGGCAGTAAATTCCCGGCATCTGGTGCTTTTCCAGGTAAACGTATGGAATTGGTTTTAAAATTAATGCCCATGCTTACCCAACAGGCTACAAAACCAGAGGGGTCTGTTCGTATTATTACCGGGGTTTTAGATGCTCTTGGTGTAACAATTCCAGAGTTAAGCACGGCCCCGGCAACGGCATTAAGACAGTTACAAGAAAGTCAACGGACTTTTTATAGATTTGCAAAGGCCGCAGAACAAATGGGAATGTCTTTAGATGAAGTTTTTAAGGGACAAAGCCCGGATACTTTGTCAGAAGATCAAATAAAAACTTGGGCCAGAATGGTTGCGAGAAATAGCGATCAGATTGCAATTAAGGGTGATGAAAAAAAATATTTAGATACATTGATGGAAAACACCTTTGAGCCTATTGAAAATATCCTAAATGAAGGTGGGCCACAGATTGATGATGTTTTTAGGGGGTTATAATGGCAAGCAAAGATCAATTATTGGCTGTTCGTGAAATTGTTGCTAAGTTTCCAGATAAAAAACGAGCAGAATTTATAAAAAAATATGAATCACTACCCACAGAAAAAAAAGAAATTGTTATTAATCGACTTTTGGGTGAGAATCCACAAAATAAAGAACCCAAACGTGGTCGGGGGGATCGTAGTGTGATCGGGAACATCTTTGAGCGCCCAGGGGCAGCTATTCGTAATGCAGTTATGAACATTGGCCCTACTGGAAAATCTCCAATGCAAGCCTATGTTGAGGGCGCGAATGTTCCAGAAGAAGTGCCAACCTTTCAACAAGCGGGGCTTGATAAGCTGTATTCACAACAACGCCCACAATGGGCTGAAGATAATGCTTTAGGCCGATATGCCTATAATCGTTTTCAGCAATCAGCGGGGATGGGTATATCTGCTATGGGTATGTTAGCTGATATGGTAACTAACCCAGCTGATGTTTTAATGACTTTGGCGGGTGGATTAGCTGCTAAACCGCTAGGTGCAACTAAACCAGGACAATCATTGACAAAGTTTATGACTAAATCAAGGTCATTAAAAGATGTTACTCGTGGGGCTACAAAATTTGCCAAAGATATGGGGAAAGAAGCGGTAAATAAAATTCCTAAAATTATGGGGGACAGGTGGATTAATCAACAGGCTCAAAATACACAAAAAGTAGCCAAGGGATTAGAACGGGTTGTCGGTAAGGCTTTTCGTGAAACGAGGGGGGCGGTGAAAAGTGTCAAGGTTGATCCAAATATGGTTGATGAAATTTTGTTAAATTCTGAAATTACAACTTATAATCCAATGACGGGTCAAGCTATGGATATGACAGATGATATTTTACGCATTGTGGATAAGACTTTTGGCGGGCGAGTAGATACGGTTGAAAAGGCTTATGCCCTATCTGATCTTCTCAGAAAAAAGGCTGGATCATCAGTTTATAAGGGGGCCGGGACTATTGGAAAAGGGGGGCTTAGAAATCCCCAAATACGATCCAAAAATACAATTTATCGTATTAAAGAGTTGATACATGATTCAGTTAATCAGGTAGATGAAAAAGCTGCTGGGGCTTTAAGGTCTTTAGATAAACACGCTCACGATCAGATATATCCCAAAATTGAAAAAATTTATAGCATTATTGGAAAATCAACAGAGCCAAGAACAGAAGGAATTGCATCTGTTTATCGCGTTAGTCAAGGGGGACTTGGTAAGGCGGGGCAAAGACAAACAATACGACAGACACCAAAGGCAATAAAAGGTTTAAAAAAATATATTGCTGACAAAGAAAACGGTAAAGATTTAAAAGAACTTTTAAGTGCAGCCAAGCAACTTGGTAAAGACATGAAAAAGTATCGTAATCGCCAATATATTAAAATGGGTGTTGGGGCGGGGGCAGTTTTGGGGGGTGGTAAGTGGGGTTATACTAAAATGCAAACATTAACCCCTTAAACCAGAAATAAAAATAAGTACCCCAGCAATAATTATTATGCCAATAATTATGAATTGCATAGTAAATATATTAATACTGAACAAATTTTTGTCAACAAAAAGGGAGGTTCAAAATGGATGCAGTATTAGGATTATTAGGTCAGTATTGGCAGGAAATCGTGGCTTTTATCTTGGGTATTGGGGTAGTCGCCCTGTACGCTGAAAAGTTCCGGGCTTTGTTAAGAGAAATGGCAGAGGTTTTAATTGCGTTAGATGATATCCTGATTGATGGCAAAGTAACCGAAGATGAGGTTTTAAGAATCAAAAAAGAAGCCATTGATGTATGGGAAGCAATAAAGAAATTTAAAAAATGAAAGAACTCTGGCCTGTAATTGGGTCTGTTTTAGCCATTATTATCGGGTTATGGAAGTATTTTAGGGCTAGAACATCAGAGAAACAAAAACAAGCTGAGCAGGCCCGGAAGGACTTGGACAATGCCAAAGAAAACGACGATCCTTCTTCTTTTCTTGATGGGTTTGGTCGGGTGCGCTAGTACCTCTGTATATGTTTTAGATCAATCCGAGGTTGTCCGCGTTAAAGAAGGAGAAACCATAACATCTAAATATAGTGGTTGGCTTTTATCTGACCGGGCGGTTGACCGGGTGATGAACGCCAAAATAAAGCAGGTGAACTTAAAATGACGATATTTTTCGTGGTGGCATTAGCGATTTTAACGGCAATTTTGTACCGAATGGGGGGATCAGACGAATACCCTAAAGCCGTGAGGCGGTTTGGCTGCCCGATCACGGTCTTGGCTTCCCTGTATATATTGGGGATTCACGGCCCCTGGTGGGCTTATTTAGTGTCTTATTTAGCCCTATATGGGGCATTGACCACATATCACGATTATTTAACTGATGATGGTTCGGAAAATTGGATTTGCTGGTTAATGACCGGATTGGTGTATGGGTTAGCCATGTTTCCATTTTTCGCACTTTGGAAGATGGTTTTAGCCCGGAGTCTTGTCTTGGCGGTGTTTACTTGCATCTGGTCAGAGGGCCAATCTGACCCAGTTTGGGAAGAATTGGGAAGGGGATTTTTACTTGGTATTACAATTCCAATTTTAATAATTTCTTAAATTTTTTTTATTTCTCGACGACAAAATTAAATAAAAAAAACTTGACAAATTGGTTGGTGTATTTTATACTTATAGCAGATTAGAAATCAAGAAACCCAGGAGGGTTTATGACAATACAAAACGCGATCCTAGTAACAGGTGAATTTTTTATTAACAATTTGCCCCGTGCCTTTAAAGCGGAACAAGCCTTTTCACCGAGGCCCGCAGCTAGGATCGCACACGGGGCTTTTTTATTGGGGGTGGCCTATGATTCGTCTTTATGAGTCGAACAAGAAGAACGGGCAACACGAGTACGTTTGGGCTAACAATTTAGGTGAAGCCAGGGCAATAGCCCACAATTATTTAGGTGGCATGCACCGGGTCAAATCAATCAATAAACCACCCTATTCGGAGGTATTTACCTATGACCAAGAATCCATCTATATCTGAACAAATTTTAGAAGATGAGGGAATGGTTATGGCAGTCGGCAAGCAAACAGATGAAGCATTGGCTCGATTTTGGAAGAAACAGAATGAAAAAGACCACCAGGAATGGGTGGCTTCAATTTCTGTGGCTTGTGGAGTGTTGTTTGTTTTAGCGTTAATCCTTTTATCGGGGGTAATGTAATGAACGATAAACAATTTTTATATGAAAAAGAAAAGAAACGGTTGGGGTTTAAGCAGTTTCTTGAAAAGAACATTGATTGGTGCATTGATGAAATCGAAGAACATAAGCGGTTGATCCAAGATCATAAAACATCTATTGAATGGTATGAAACGCAAATACAGAAGCGTGAGGATGCCATTGACAAGATTGACGAGATGAAGAATGAACTTGAGTATCAGTTAATTGATGTGGTTGAAGAATGTCGTAAATTATCCGATCAAATTGAATTAACGGAGATGGAAAATGACTTATCAAGAGCGACAATCAGTAGTTAGTCAGGGCGGAGGAAGTTGGCAAGCAAGATGGAATGGTGATCCTTTAGAAAAATATTTCAATCGAAATGAGGTGGATGATGATAGAGAAGAAATCACAGACATTAACGGAGAAGTTGAGGTACATACAGACAAATCTAATAGCCCCCAAGAACCAGTTTAACAAATTTGGGGGATTTAAGTATCGTTCTTGTGAGGACATACTTAATGCCGTTAAACCATTGTTGGATGAAACCGAAACAGCATTAATTATCCATGATGAAGTTGTCTTAATTGGGGAAAGGTACTATATCAGAGCAACAGCAGAGATAAGTAATGGGGCAGATAAGCTAGCTGTTTGTGCCTATGCCCGTGAACCAGAAAGCCGTAAGGGTATGGATGAAAGCCAACTCACCGGGGCAACATCAAGCTATGCCCGAAAATACGCCATGAATGGTTTGTTTTGCATTGATGATACCAAAGACGCAGACCACAACAATAAGGGTAATGGCGAGTATATAAGCGAAAAAGAACTTAGTTTTATTCGGGATGGCCTTGCTGCTGTGAACGCAACAGAAGAAAGTTTTTTAAAGTATCTTCAGGTTGATCGTTTAGATCATCTTCCGAAATCTGATTACCAAAAGGCCATTAAAGCAATCGAGGCCCGGAGGTCAAAGAATGAAAATAATTAATTGCGAACAGCGAAGCCCTGAATGGTATGCAGCCAGGCTAGGGATTCCAACAGCCTCTAATTTTGACAAGATCGTAATAACAGACGGGAGTGTATCAAAACAGGCCAAGAAGTATATGTATAAGCTAATTGGTGAACGACTTGCCGGGGCATCAGAGGATTCCTATGAGAACGAGGCTATGATTCAAGGCCGGGAAATGGAAGATGAAGCTAGGCAATTATATCAGATTGCCACAGGTCAATCGGTTGAACAGGTTGGATTTTGCCTTGCAGATACTTGTGTAGGTGTTTTTGGATGCAGCCCTGATGGTCTAGTTGGGGAAACGGGTTTAATCGAAATTAAATGCCCGACTATGGCGGTTCATGTCGAGTATTTAATAGATGATAAATTGCCAACTAAGTATATTCAACAAGTTCAAGGTCAATTGCTGGTAACAGGTCGGGAGTGGTGTGATTTTGTTTCTTATTACCCCGGCATTAAACCCTTGATTGTCAGAGTTAAGCCAGATAAAAAATTTATCACCGAGTTAAAGAAACAGTTGTATGTATTTTGTAACGAGATTGAGTTAATAACTAAACAACTGGAGGAGAAATGAAAGATTTATGTATCAGGGAGTCCTATGAAAAGGGTGGTGAGGAAAAAGTCAGTTGGAATAAGATCGGGATTTTGTTTGAGGCCAATGGGAAAGAATATGTCAAGTTGTATCATATTCCCAATGTCTTAATCAGCGTATTTGAACAGAAGAAAAAAGAAGAAAAGAAAGATGAATCTCAATGGACTCAATAACCATAGCTAATGCCATTGAGGAAAGAATAAATAAATTACAGGCGTTATCTGAAGAATTGCCACGTCTGGCAGATGAAAAGGCTCGAACCCTGGCTCTTTATGAACAAAAACTTGAGGAAGAAATTGAGAAATTAAGGGACACTACCCCGACGACATACATAGAGAAAATCGCACGAGGGAAAGTCTATGATTATTGTCGGGCAAAGGATCGGGCCGAATCTGCTTTAAAAATTCAATTCAAAGTCATTGATGTTGTTCAAGCACAGTTAAACGGGTATCAAAGTATTAACAGATATTTAGATAAACTTTGATTAAAGGATTGATCCCATGAAACCATCCTTAAAAAACGCCCTTCGCGGTGCAATCAAATGTTACAACGGTAATGTATATCCTTATTCAAGAATGGAAGAATTGTGTCGTTTATGCGGTAGACGCATAACAAATGGTGAAAGACGGCTACGCGAGTTAGCAAGTGAAGAAAACACCGAAATAGAAAAGATTAAGCATAAAGGCTGTGTTATTGGCTATCGGCTTAAAAAAATTGAAAAAAACGGGCAGATATGCTTGGTATGAAGAAAATACCTTTTCAAAGACGCAAACCAAATAAAAGATCGCGGGCTTTTAGTATCAGGAAAGTAACCCAAGTTGATATAGATTTGGCTTCTTTTTTAACAGAAAAGCCAAAAATGAATCCGAGGAAGGGGCGGTAATGGCTAAAAGGTTTACTGATTCCGAAAAATGGAAAAAGCCCTGGTTTCGTAAATTAAAGCCAATTTATAAAGCGTTTTGGGTGTATTTACTAGACAACTGCGACCATGCTGGGATATGGATTATTGATTTTGAATATGCCGAGTTTTTATTGGGGGTAGTTTTTAATAGGCCTGAAGTCGAAGAAGTTTTTTCAAAACAGTATGTGGTTACACCAGATAAGAAAAAATGGTTTCTTCGGGACTTCGTTGATTTTCAGTATGGGGAGTTAAACCCGGAGAACCGGGTTCATAATTCTGTCATACATACCCTCAAAAAAGAAGGGGTATATAAGGGGCTTATAAGCCCCATGGAAGGGTGTAAGGATAAAGACAAAGACAAGGATAAGGATAAAGACAATATAATAAGGCATCTCGATTTTGTTTCGCTTACAGACCAAGAGCATAAGAAATTAACAGATCAGATGGGGCGAAATTGCGTTACAGAATACATTGAAAAACTCAATGATTATATGGGTTCTAAGGGTAAACGGTACAAATCCCATTATCATACAATCTTGACTTGGTGGCGTAAAGACGGGAAGCCGTTGAACAAAAAGGATGTTCAAGACCGCCAAGAGGAAGAATATAACCAAAAATACCCGGTGGATGAGTTGGTCGGGGCAGTCGTGGGGAGGATGTAATGAGTTTTGGCTACATAAAAAGAGATATAAACGACAGGTTGTTCTCCGAATTGGTGAGGATGCACCATACAGTTTGTCAAAGGTGTATGAAGCCGAATCGTTTAGAGTGTTGCCATATATTCAGCCGAGGTAGATACACGACACGATTTTTAGAGGTCAATGCTATTGTGCTTTGTGCGAGTTGCCATGACTGGTTTGATTCTCACAAGATAAGCAAATGTTTATGGGATAAGTCTAAACGGGTGTTTACTGCGGAAGATGAAAGCTATCATTTCTTAGTTGAAAAGTTGGGGTACACCTGGGAACAGTTACAAGAGATATACCATTTATCACAGAGGCCATTTCGCGGGTATAAACGACAGAAAAAGGACATCACCCGGTATCTCAAAAGTGAAATCAAGGCAAAGAGGGAACAATGAGCCACTACGAAGATAATAAGACATGAAATACTTTTCAATGTTTTCAGGGATAGGAGGGTTTGAACTTGGGATACAAAGTGCTTATGGTATGGGGGGGACTTCAAGAACATCAGACACCGAGGACAGACGGGATTTGTCCGTGCCTACCCCAAGCGATGGGAATGGGAGGAGGGCATACCCCGATTGTATTGGTTACTCCGAAATCGACAAGTACGCCGTGCAAATCTACCAAAAACACTTCGGAAATAATCCTGTACGATCCATACAATCTCAAAATACAGAAGAATCAAAAAATAGCCAATGCTCTACGAACAAATTGGAACAACGGAAACACTTGGATAATTATAAAGGACACAAAAACTATGGCAACGCAAGAAACATTATTTGGGAAGAAGTGCCAAACTTCGACCTTCTCGTTGGGGGATTCCCTTGTCAGGCGTTTTCAATCGCCGGAAAGAGAGGAGGATTTGAAGATACTAGAGGAACTTTATTCTTTGAAATCGCAAGGGCTTTATCCGTTAAAAGACCTCAACTATGCTTACTGGAAAATGTCAGAGGACTGTTATCACACGATAAAGGGAAAACCTTTGGAACCATCCTTACAACCCTTTCTGGATTGGGGTATTTTCTCGAGTGGCAGGTACTTAACAGCAAGGATTTCGGAGTCCCCCAAAACCGGGAAAGAGTGTTCATTGTCGGACATCTTAGAGGAACAAGTAGACCAGAAGTATTTCCTATCGGAGAAACAACAAGTGGCTCTATCCAAGTCAGTAAGCGAGGTAAACACCAACAGGATATAGTTTATAAAGAAGCTGGGATTATGGCAGCACTACCTTGTGGAACTCACGCTTCTACTCCACATTTAACAAAAACAGAACTTAATGATATGCGTATCAGAAGATTGACCCCAACAGAATGTGAAAGACTCCAAGGATTCCCTGATGGATGGACAGAAGGTGTAAGCGATACGCAAAGATATAAATGTTTAGGAAACGCCGTTACGGTCAATGTCATTCAGGCGATTATGGAGAAATTGTTATGAGCCACTACGAAGAACGAAAAAAGCGAGAGCAGGCGATTCTTAATGCCAAGCATAAATGCGTGGATGAGTTTTGGCACAATTTATTAAATATGGGAATTAGCAAAGCAAATACCATGCGGATATTTTTTAATGAAAGTGATTTTGGTGAAAATTTTGATCGGGCTAGAGAGTTGGATGATTGATTAATGATAATTCCGCCAGAAATAACGACAGAGATGGTGGTTGAGTTTTGGAATTTAGTATTTGAGTTATATTATATGAATCATTCGTATTTTGTTCTTTGAAAACCGAGTGGTGGCGTTCTGGCGCCAGGGGTTAGATGTTACATAACAGCGAACCAGTAAAAGCTGGTAAGGGAAGCAGGGTAGGGGCAATCCTGCCCACTCGGTCAATATTTAAGGGGCGGTGGCGTGGTAGCCTGATAATTTTCATACTGGCGTTAATGAATCTGGACAAAATATAACAGGAACTGTTACAAAATGACAGCTATTGTAAAAAGTTACCGTAACCGCTGTAAGTTTTTACCATACGTTTCCGTAAATTATCATTTTTGTATATCAACAGAAATGGGCAATATGTTAGCCATGACTAAACTAACCCTAATTGCGGAGGGGGTGGGAAATGGATAAGGGATTACAGGACATTTTAAATTTAGTTATGAATTATGTTGATCGAGCAGATTCTCACAATGTTGATAAGTGTATGATTGAGCAAGAAATACAGGATATTAAGGACATGATTGAAGGGTTGGCAATGAGAGTTGAGAATGGGGAATTTGAAGTGTCAGCCAACGAAGATAAATGTTATTTGAATGATTGAAAGGGGCGGGGGATGAAAGCTGATCCAAATTGTCCAAGATGCAAAGGTAAAGGGTGGGTGTTGGTGCAAATATTCGAGTTTGATTTTGAGAAGGATGTTTGTGATTGTGTGGAAGGGGCCGAGGCAAAGGGAATAGATTTAACAAAATAGGTGGAAGGGGGGAGGGATGAGTAAAAAAAATTTTAAGAGAAAAGGAGTAGAAGATTTTATTCGTATAAAAGTAGAAAATTGTATGTTGAAAGATGCCAATAATGTTTTAATTCATGAATGTCCAAAATGTAGAACACGTTATAATGTTCCTCAAGAAAAACATTTTGGAGTAGAGGCAGTTGTCAACTTCATTATGGAAATATATGATGGTTCGGAAGCTGTAAAATTATATATTTTAGGCATAATGGCTAGACAATGGGGGAGAAATGAAAATTAAGGACATGAAGGAAGAAAATTTTAGGAAAACAAAGGCAATTCGGCCTAAAACAGAAAAAGAATTAATAAATTATATTAAAGAATTTTCCAGTAGGACACACGACTATGGGACTTGTGTTTATGCCATGTCCTTTGCTGCGACGGCAGCTTTTAATTATGTTGCACACAAACTTGGTGTAACTGGATTTCAGGCCAGGTGTGCTGATATGGATATTTTAAGACAGACAAGAAATTTGGAGTGGGGTGCTATTTTAGACTATGAAAACTTATTATATCCGCAATTTAAATACAAGTTTAAGTCTTATGAACAATTATTAATGGAGAATCGTGAGGAATTGAGCAAGAGAGCAAAGAAACTTTTAGAAAAATATCCAGACGCATATTCCAACGTGGTTGCTCATTGGAAAAAATTAACTGAGGTGAACCATGAGTAAGAAAGAGGCGATAGGGGGTGGGGAATGAAGAAATACCAGATAATTTATGCTGATCCACCGTGGCCATTCGGGAGCATTAGATCAAGCAAGAAGATAGGTGGAAAGTTTCAGAGATATAAACCTGATACAACGGTTGGCGACGGTAGATATAGTACAATGTCTGGTGAGGAAATAGTTAGGTTGCCGATAAAAGCCCTTGCTGATAATGACTGTGTATTATTTATGTGGTTTTGCGAAACCAAATTACCTCTTGCATTAAGAGTAATTGAGTCGTGGGGATTTAAATATGTCAACATTGCTTTTATTTGGAATAAGAAGGAAAAGTCGGGAAAGGATGTCTGTTATTATGGTGGATGGACAATGCGGGGAAGTGAGATGGTAATGCTTGGCGTGAGGGGGAAGATACATGGTTATATCAAGTCTCATAAAATACGCCAAAAAGTAGAGGCGATAAGGGACAAAAGATTTCATTCGAGGAAACCCCCCATAATACGAGATAAGATTGTAGAACTTATGGGTGAATTACCCCGCATAGAACTCTTTGCCCGTGAAAAGACCCCCGGCTGGGATGTCTGGGGTAACGAAGTAGAAAGTGATATTGATCTCAAGGCGATAGGGGGTGGGGAGAGAAATGGATAAAAATAAGTTTATTTTAGATGCTTGTTGTGGGAAAAGAATGATGTGGTTTAACAAGAGTCATAAAAATGTTTTGTTTTTGGATAAAAGGTCATCTGTTTGCCCTGATGTTGTGGGGGATTTTCGTGACTTAGGGTTTTTTGACAAAACTTTTAAATTGGTGGTTTGGGATGTTCCGCATATTATACAAAAAGAAATTGGCAAAAGTCTTGTTGCCGAAAATTATGGAGTTTTAAGTCCTGATACATGGGAAAATGATTTAACACAAGGATTTAATGAATGTTGGCGAGTTCTAGATGATTTTGGTGTATTGATATTTAAGTGGAGTGATTGTAATAAGTGGGCAAATATTAGTCGGGATGCGACAGTTAAAAAAATTCTTTCATTGTTTAAGGTTGAGCCTTTGTTTGGTCATAAAACTAAGGCAAAATTTGATATAAAAGAAAACAAAAGAATAAGTGCAACTTATTGGTTTTGTTTTATGAAATTAGATTAAGGCGATAGGGAGTGGGGAATGATGTATTGCCCTTATTGTAATGGTGATGCTGAATGGGTAGAAAATAAAGGGGTTTATGGGAAGAATTATGGCAAGTCTGTAATGATTTGGCTATGCCGTAAATGTGATGCTTATGTTGGATGCCACAATAATACCAAAGAACCTCTTGGAACAATGGCTGATAGAGAAACAAGGGAGTGGCGTAAAAAAGCCCATGCAACATTTGACCCTATTTGGAAAAGCGGAAAGGTGAAAAGAGATAGAGCGTATGGTTTTCTTAAAAGAAGATTCGGGGCGGATTTTCATATCGGAGAATGTAATGTTGACCAATGTAAGGATATTATAAATTTATGTAAAACAGATGAATGGTTTATCAAGTCGATAGGGGGTGGGGAATGAAGAATATACCTAAAGAAATATGGTTACAGGTTGGAGATTGTGAGAGTTGTAATGATTTTAATAAATTATCCGAAGTAACTTGGTACACAGATAAAATCAATGATAATGATATTAAATATATTTTGAGTACGGAAAATGAATGATAATTATGCGACAGATAACAAAATAATGGCACTTTTTGATGGATGGTTTGATCCCTGTCCATTTAATAATGCGGGGAATATCGGTGCTTTATGGGGAACAGATGGTCTTGAAAAAGATTGGGAAAATAAAACATTTGTGAATCCTCCATATTCTAACCCCTTGCCTTGGATAAAGAAAGCTATTCAGGAAAGCATAAAAGGTAAAACTGTTGTAATGTTGTTGCGGATGGACACATCTACAAAATGGTTTAAAGAATTGCAAGAGGCCGGGGCAGTTTTTTTGTGGGTTAATGGAAGGTTAAGATTTAGAACCGGGAAACCTGCAAATTTTCCGTCTATGTTGGCTATTCTTGAAAGGCGATAGGGGGTGGGGAGTGAAGGATAACGGAAAATTACGAAGATACAATCAATGGGCTGGCAATCCCAATGGCGAGTTAGAAGATGTCAAAAAATGCGTTCAAGAAGTAAGCGATTCTTCTGGATGGCATTTTTATCAATGTAGCAGAAAGCGTGGTTTTGGAAAAAACGGTTTATATTGTAAACAACACGCAAAAAGAAATCCGGCGTGAAAGATAAGAGGCGATAGGGGGTGGGGAATGAGAAAATACACTTTAGTCGAAGTTGAAAAATTTGAACGAAACAAAAACGGTATTTTGTATTTGCCGACAGGTGATTATACGTTAATAAGCAGGTTTGGCAAGTGGTGCAGTTTCGGCGAGGGGTGCAGTTTTGGCGAGTGGTGCAGTTTCGGCGAGGGGTGCAAATATTGCGATTTTGTTTTTAAAGTTTTGATTAATTTGAGTGGGTTGTATAAATATCAGATACGCATATATTGCAACGAAGATAAATATATTTTGTCAATCGGTTGCCACAATTTTAAAACAGTTACAGAAGCGGTCGAATATGGGAAGAAAAATAATTGTTATTGCAAAAAAACGCATGAGGTTGTGAAGAAAATATTAAGTTAATTTTAGGAGAGTGGATTGCTTTGTTATTTCATTTGGGGGTGAAATTATTTTAATATGAGTTATTCTGAATATTTCAAAACATACGATTTACCTAGAACGACCACGCAGGTTGATAGTTTATATCATTGGCAGCATGGTGAGACTTTCCCACCGGTCATAGTCGAGCTCAACCCGATCCATGCCTGTAACCAGAAATGTCGGTATTGTTATACACAGAAAAAGGGGCATCCTAAAGAAAGGTTATCGAGTGAGTTGTTGAGGCGGTTGCCGGAAGAACTGGAAACCTATGGGGTTCAGTCTGTTCTTATTCAAGGGACTGGTGAGCCGTTGATGAATAAGGATTTAAAAATATTCCTTGTTAATACAAAACTTAAAATCGGATTAACGACTAACGGGGTATTGTTTAATCAGGTATGGCAAGATGATGTTTTGGATAAGCTGCATTATGTTAGGTTTAGCGTGTTGGATCGGAATCCAGAAAGATATGCCAAACTTCATGGGACAACTGTTTCTGATTGGGAAAAACTTATTAACAATATCGCATATATGAATAAATTAAGGCATGAAAAAGAGATTCCCGTTGCTATGTGGGGAACGATTTATGTCCATGAAGATAATTATAGGCATATTGGAGATATTATTTCTTTTTTCCGGGGGTTGGGTATGGATTATTTAGTTATTCAGGAATCACGATATGGTAATTATTCGCTTGATCCCAGTGATTATAGATATTTTTCAGAAACCATTTCTCGGGAAGCAATTAAAGATATTCAGCGGGAGATTCTTTTACAGGATTCTAATGAGTGTCGGGTAAAATGCAGGTTTCCGATTAATGATGAAACCTTTTTTGTCGGTATGGATAAAACCACTTGGAAAAAAGATTTTTGTCAGGGGATATATTTTTACGGGATTATTTCATCTGATGCCAATATTTATCCCTGTTGGCGGTTTTGGGGAAACGATAAGGATTACAGTTATGGTGATCTTACTAAGCAGACATTCAGGGAAATTTGGGAAGGTATGCGTAGGCAAGAGATAATAAAGAGGGTTTTGACTACTTCACCTCAGGGGGAAGAATGTGCCATATGTAATGCTACGAAACTGAATACTATTTTAGCGCAATATAATCAACCTAATTCATGGCGGGGGTTTTTAATATGAAACAATATAGTGCCGATTTCTTTAGTGGTAAAACTGTGTTTGTTTATGGGGCTGGGGATGGTTGCGAAACATTGTTTTCGTTTGTCCTAGATAGGTTTGGAATAACGCCGTCTGCTATTCTTGATGCTGATTCAAAGAAGATCGGGGAAAAGCACGGGGTCAATATATATTCACCGTATAATTTTCGGTTGACCGCTAAAGAGATGGAAAACGGCGTTATTATAATTTCTCTTGGAGATAAGAAGCAGTATCCAAATATTATTAATTTACTGGAACGCATGGGGTTCAAGTATATCTTATCCGCTATGGATATATACGAATATCACCTGCCATACACTCATTCCGGTAAAATAGATTTTAAGAATAATAAAAAAGATATTGAAGATGCCCGGAAATTATTTAAAGACAAACTCAGTCTTACTATTTATGACAAAATTATTGAAATGTATCAAACGGAAAGGATCACTAAAATCCCGCGACAAAAGAACGAAAAACAATATTATCCAAGAGATATTTGGATTAACTTGCGGCGTTCTATATTTTGCGGTGCATATACTGGCGATACTTTGCCACCTATGGGATTGAGGTTATCCGTATCCACAATGGTTTGTTTTGAGCCTAACCGAGAAAGTTTTTTAAAATTACGGGAAACAGTTGGAAACAATTATGCGTTTGCCGATACAGTTATATTATTACCAACGGGGGTATATAGTTCTACTGTGCGATTACCGTTTGTTGAACGCAAGATGAACTCATCTATCACAGGCAATTCGGATAACCATATTCAATGTTGCGCGATTGATGATATCTTGCCGAACTTTTTTCCAACATATATTACTATGGACATTGAGGGGTCTGAACTTGAAGCATTGAAAGGTGCTGCTCGCACTATTCAAAAAAATCATCCCCACATGGCTATTTCAGTTTACCACACCCCTGAGCACATATGGGAGATACCATTATATATTAATTATTTATATAATGGTTATCAATTAACTCTTAGAAACTATACTGGCTATTTAGCCGAAACCATCCTATACGCCCTATGATAAACGCAAACCATTACAATCCTATTAAGTTTATTTTTGGAAAAGATGCAGAACTTGAGGTAGGTGAGCAGATCAGTAAATATTCTCATAACATAATGGTAATTTATTACGGTAAAGCACCAGGTAAACTTGTTGATCGTATAAGCAATTCGCTTGGCGCATTTCAAGTTAAATACAGTAATCATTTTGGAGTTAAACCCAATCCCAGGGCGGACTTAGTTTATTCGTTAATCAATATTTGTCGGGAAAAGAATATTGATATGGTGTTAGCCGTTGGGGGTGGTAGCGTCATTGATACCGCTAAAGCCGTTGCCGTTGGTGTACCCTATTCGGGTGATTTTTTTGGTTTTTATGTTAAGGGGATTAAGCCTAAACAGGCTTTGAATATAGGTGTTATTCTCACTACCGCAGGGTCCGGGAGTGAAACAAGTAATGCGTCTGTTATTGTAAATGGGGTTAAACGAACGTTTATTAATGATGTTTTATTTCCTAGATTTTCGATACTTAATCCCGAATTAACTTATTCCGTTCCATATCATATATCTATGTACGGGATTATTGACGGCATTACTCATGCGCTAGAACGGTATTACTCAAGAACCGATTACACAATGCTGACAAGTGGGTTATGCGAATCGGTGGTATCAACATTAATCCATTATGGCAAACAGATTAAAAACAATTTGACGGACTATAACATAAGAGCCGAGATTATGTGGGCGTGTAAACTGGCACATGATAACTCTTGCGGATTTGGGCGTAAACAGGATTGGTCTTGCCATACCATATCGCATGAGATCGGTGGGATATATGATTTCTCGCATGGCGCGATACTGGGGGTTTTGTTCCCGGCATGGATGAAATATGTCGGGGTTGCGGATGATTTCAATTTTATTGAGTTTTTAGAAAACGAAAATGTGCCTCATACATTGAGGGCATTGGGTATACCAGACGATTCCAGGTTTGAAGAAATTGCCGTAAGGTCGTGTGCTATAT